TAGCGGCTCTTAAATCAGCTGTTGAGGCTTCTCCAGTTTTAATCCTATTTGTTATTTCTGTAGTAAGGATTGAATGTAGTTCTTCAAAATCTTCACCTTTTGCTCGTTCCATTTTATGTAATCACTAATTTATCTTGAAATAATCTTTGTTCAATAAAATCAACAGCAGAATCATCAACCGTGTTATCAGTTGTTGATGCTAGTTTTCTTAGAACATCAATTAATAGTTTTTTAACTGGAGCTGAGGTAGCAAAAGCTAAGACTATGGGTTTTAGTAGAGTTACTATCATTTTTTACTAGAGTTAGTTGGACATTCGTACTCTCGTTTATCCCAAGGGAATTTTTTATCTATAGGAGTACATTCTTTTTTTAAATACTGCTTTACAGCAGCTTTCTTCTTTGCTTGATATGCGACTATTGGAACTACGTCGCTACACATGTCATAGACACGGGATTTTTCAGCCAGCATGAAACCCTTTCGCTGGAGTTCAGCGCATTTCAATACCCTCACAAGTTCGTAGTCGAGACGCAACTTCTCCTCCTGACGAGCTGCTATACGTCTACACTGAGCTAAACCTCTACGATCTAGGGGAACCATAAAGTTAATTTGGCCTCCCCAGTTCTCAGCTAAGGTATAGCTTCTCTGGCTCATCTCCTCGTCAAAGGGTTTCGTATGATTGCCCATGTAGAAAGGACTGAATGTCATGGTAGATCCGTTGCAAGACACCCCTGAGCCAAAATGCTGTCTTGAGGGCGCACCATTATTCTGAAATTGAATAGCGCTGTTCGTGACATTTCCAGTCGCAGCGGCTACTGGGGATGAGGTGTTGTTTACTTCAGGCGCATCGTTAGCCTTTACAGGAGCTACTGCGAGAAGACAGACAGCGAAACAGTAGTAGCCTCTGTTTCTATAGTTCTTTCTATTTCTGTCAGTTCTATTACTTGACTCGCTGCTCTTGTTACGACTTCCAATGAGAAGTCTGAGCCAGCCGTTGTCATGTTGAATACTGAATCGCTGTCTACTATTCCTCCAGAGGTTGCGGAGGTATGAGTTATGTTGTCGCCTGACCATTTATTTAATGCGGCCCCGTAGGTGGTTGTTGTAATTTCCTCAGTTATATCCTGAGTTGTTGTGGTAGTACTATTCATCGAACCCTGGGTAAAATTCGGTTGAACTAATTCAGCTTTTACTACCGTGGGTGAAGCCAGTAGGAAAAGTAAAAGCCATTTCTTCATGTTTCTTTCTTTTTAGCCATTGGACAATTTACGGTTTGAGGTTTACCCCCGTTCTTATTACCAGTTGTCAAGCCAAAAGTTGCCAATGCTCCCGTAAACACGCTGGCAACGAAGGTGATATCTGAGTTACCTGATTTCTTTACCATAGGTAACTCGACATAGTTCATTGTTATGACTCAAATAAAGCCCGACCAAACCACAACACCAAGACGAACAAAAGTTCCAAGAATCTGTATTTGATGTTCTTGGTCTTCTGCTGCGTCTTTAAGCTTGCTTAA